CGCTTTTTGATACGGGCTACTGTGACGTTGATGGGCTGTCCAGCGGCTGCTGTGATCTTAAAATGCTCTGGTGACCACTCCAGAATAGCCCGGTCAAACCAACCAAACTTGTCGGCAAGCGTGTAACCGCCGCCAATCGCTGCAATGCTTGCGGCAACGGCTCCGATAACTTTGGTTAAATCAATCATTTGTCTTTACGGTTAAAAATCTCAAACAGGCTTTTGACCTTTTCTTCCAGCACGGCAATCTTTATATCCATCTTAGCCAACACAATGATGAGCGTTATCAGCGCCAGCAGCATGGGCCAACCCTTTGCCAGTGCTTCTAGAAATTCCATAGGAGCGCCCTAATACTGGCCTTCAGCAAACACGTTTACAAACACCGTGTTGTCTTCTAGTGCTTCGATCTCATGCCATTCATTTGCAGTTAGGTCAATTGGCTGTGTGTACTTATCGACCACAAGCTCTCGGTTGGCTTTTCGCACCGCACAAGAACCTGCGTTGCACATAGTCAAATGGTTAAAGGTGTGCTCGTGTTTAGGGAGCCCCTCACCCGTATTGGCTAGGTAGACGTTAAAGGTAGACCCGTTGTACGTAAACGTATGCGCGGGCGCTAGTTGCTTCATACCGTTTGAGTACCAGAAGAAATAGGTTGCGCTGTAGACGGGCGTGGGGGCTTAGGCAGTATTTGCGTTGTATTTGGGTCATAGTAAAACTGATCCGCTACAACATCATCGGCGCAAGCTACCCAAAAGCAAGGGTCTCCTACTGGAGAAGTTTGGCCGTCTGGCTCTACTTGCGCTACACGCCAACCAATAATCTGGCCGGTGTAATCATCATAAGCTGGCTCATTTGGGCAAATCATTGCATTTTTCATGTTATTCCCGATCAATACTCAAAGAACACGGCACCGGCAGCGCCCGCAGCGCCTGTTAGGGAAACGCCGCTACCACCACCACCGCCACCATAAAGACGCCCTGCGGTGCCAGTACCAGAAACACCACATGATCCACCCCCGCCTACTATTGAGGTTCCGCCCGTGTAAACGTTACCGGCATCCCCCCCAATATTTAGATCGCCAGCCGCGCCTGTCCCACCGAGGGCTGTTATCCCGCCAGTACCACTACCACCAACGCCGCCTGTAGCCGATACAGTGGATATAGTCTGAGTCCCAGAAGCGACAGACGATGTAATGCCAGTTGCGCCTGCACCGCCGCTGCCTCCAGCGCCTCCAGTGCCAACAGTAACTGCAATAGTGGACCCCGGAGTAAGCCCGGTAAGCCATTTAACCGCAGCGCCGCCACCGCCACCGCCAATACCGTTATAGGTAACACAGGCTCCGGTGGTACCACCGCCCCCGCCCCCGCCCCCGCCAACTACGGTAACTTTAACTTCTGTTACGCCAGTAGGAATGGTGAACGTACCTGTTGTGGTAAAAACTGTTGCCGCTGCCCCCGAACTACCACCACTTCCAGATGCATTGATTGTTTGATTGGGCCATGTACCTGAAACCGTTACGTTTGTACCAGCAACAATTGAAGGTGTAGTGGTCCCAGTACCACCATTGGCTACCGGTAGCGCTGTGCCCGATAAAGTAATCGCTAGTGTGCCAGTGGTGGTAATGGGACTGCCAGCTACCGATAAAAATGCAGGTACAGAAGCCGCAACGCTGGTGACAGTGCCGCTACCACCACCGCCACCGGATGAATTGATTGTCTGGTTGGGCCATGTGCCTGAAACCGTTACGTTTGTACCAGCAACAATTGAAGGTGTGGTGGTGCCTGTACCCCCATTTGCAACCGCCAATACGCCAGTCAAAGCCGTAGCTACTGAAGAAACTATTTTTACGTAGTCTGAACCGTTCCAAGCAACAATGGCTTTCTCGCCGTCAACCAAAGTAACCCCAGTAGTAGGAGTTACGCCGCGGACAGTCAACAGGAAACCGCCTGTACCCGCGTTGTTGATGGTGTATTCCCTACTTGAGATGGGCAAGTTTAGGTTCCGCGCTGCTGTTTTAGCCCCTGATATGTTCAAAATAGCGTATTGCGCCGTAGTTGAAATAATGCCCGTTGCCGCACTCGTACCTGCAGTGTTAGCTAGCGTAACATCCGCAGTAGTAATTACGACGGATAACCCGCCAGCAATGGCTATATCCAAATAGGACGTAAGGCCGTTATCAACAACATCGCCCCAAGTGCCAGACTCAGTGCCTGTTGTAATAATTGGTAAACTCAGTAGAGCAGTAGGTGTAATCGTCATGTGTTGCTCCTATTACGGTAAACGAATCAATGAGGTGGTGTATGAGTTGGTAGGCATGACAACTGTGAACGAGGAGGTAGTGGTTTTGTCAGCGCCAAAGTCCAATACTGCCACCGATTTGTTGCTCTTAGATGAATTGTAAATCAGCGCACCCCGTGCTGTAAACGCACCTGTCGTCCAGACCACATTGCTGAAGTTTACAAAGGCTGTGGTATCTGTGACACTGACTGAGATGCCCGTCATCACCTGACCTGTTGCGGTGTAGCCCGTGCCTGTAATCTCCCCGGTCGCTGTGTAAACGGTCGTCGCTGCCCCTATATCGGCATTGGCTGTGTACAGCGCCATATAGAAGGTGTCTGTGTCAAAGTCATGTACCGCTTTAAGCAGTTGCTGCTTGAAGGATGTGGTTAGGGTTTGGGCAATCATGTTACTGGAACCCTAGTTTGCCCACTGCGATATACATCTTGTCTGTCGAGCCCGTCTATTAACCGTTTGGCAAGGGTTAATGCTTCTTTATATTTGCCATCGTACAGCGCAATAATATCCGCTTCGCCTTTCATGTAGGTGTAGGCTTCTACCAGTGTGCCGTACAGGAGAACCGAGTCAAAGTTGTCCCCCAACCATGTGGTTGAGGCAATGACAATGGACTCCGGGTAGTAGAAGTAATTTAACTCTGCAGACAACGCAGCGCTGGGTGTTGGGCCTAGGATAAACCGTAGTTCTGTAGTTGGGGTCGCACCCGATACTTGTGGGCCAAAAATAGCATAGTATTTTGGGGTCCCAGTTGCCGCAACCGTTGGGTACGCCTCACGAATAAAGTTTGCATCTTTGTTCAACAAGAAATCGTAAACCCCGGCGCTGCTAATAACAGCTAATGACCGCGCCGACAAGAAATCATCAGGGCAGTTTAGGTACGGGCTACCGTTAACAAACGTCAGCGTTGTGCTTTTTTGCGCCACAGGAAACTGCATCGAGTTAAATATACGTTGCTCTGCCTGTGTAATAAACACATTCATGTTCACCGTAGGAAAAGTGTTTTCCGTATACGATGAAACAGCGGCAACCAACGCAGCGTAATTCATGCCATCGGACCCCGAGCCATTGTGCCTTTAGTGGCCGCGCCGTTACCGCGAGTCACAATGCCGGTGGTTTTTGTGGTTGGCTGCTCACAGTTAGAAAGGCTTCCAATCGAAGCACGAACATTGCTCAACATGCTCATATCCTTGCCTTTGCCGGGGTTCGCTTCCACGGTTACATTTTTACCTGTCATGGTGTGAGGTTTGGCATAAACGGCAGCATCGCCAACTTCTTTACCGCCTTGTTTTTGACTAAATGTAGCCATGATTAACCTCCACGACCAGATTTCTGGTTCATCACTTTAGCCATGCCACGACCGTACTTCATCATGTCCTCGCCGGTCTTGCCGCCGTGAGCAAACTTGGTTGGGGTTTTGCCGGGATGTAGCCTCTTCTCGTGCTTATGCACGGCACCAGCCATCATCTTCTTGTCCTGCTTCATGTCTGCCTTGTCCATATCAACTCCTAAGTTACTGTAACTGAACCAAGTTCCAATGCTGCCACCAAATAGTTGGGTGTCAATGCGTCATCAAAAAGTTGCGAACCCCCTACTGGATTCCAACCCCATTGTATATCTCGTGACCCGCCAGAGGGGTTCCCCGCGCTGTTAGGGCCAGAAACAAGGTAGGTCTGGTCGTGCCGTGGGTTGCGTACTGCTTGCGGGTCATCTACGGGGAACATGCCTAGCTGCAACTGCGGGTGATCTGGGTCCCAGCATTCTGGGCAAACTAAGAGGTTAAAAGTCTTTAGCTTGATGATCTCTTTCTTCAGTTGCTTCAGCTTATATCTCTGCCCGCAGCGGTCACACTCCGCAATGCTACTCTTACCAGAAGCAAACCTATTGCCCATGCTCTACCCAATAAATTGCTGGCGCGGCACAAAACGCACCGCTGCTTTCTCGCGGTCCTCTTCAGAAGCCAAAGCCCATGCTTCGTCGTACTGCTGCTTCAGCATTGGTAAGCGTTCAATACCAGTCGGCACCTTCATGGCAAGATGGTAGGCCAAACCTGCAACCATGCAGGGGATGAACCGAAACGGGACATCCATTGTGTTGACACCAGTTCCTGCGTCATCAATGCGCTTCAGCCGCCAGTAAACCAACGTGTAGGTCTGCGTGTTGTCAGGAATCGGCCACACAGTAACCTGCGGGATAGACGTTCTGCGGTCAATGTAAATCTGGATTGGACGAGCCTGTTGCAGCTTGTTGGGTATCGTAGCGTACGTAGACACGCTGATGCGTGTAATGGTCAAGTCAGCCTGTGTTGCAGCACTGCCTGCACCCGTACGTATAACGTGCTCAAGTAAGTCAACTGTGCTTTCAGGCAGGTTGTACGTAGCGGTTCCGGCAACCAGCGTGATTGACCCCTGCTCAAACGTCCACATATTTAAGCCACGATTGGCCCAGTCGGCAAACATCAAGTTCAGACTGCGCCGTGCGGTCTTTAGGTCATAGCCCGTGCGCAACTCAGCACCACAGCGTTCAAACGCCTCTTCAACTAGCTCAACTAGGTCGAGATTGAATACCGTGGTGCCAGAAGTTGCCATTATCGAAATCCTGCTGTTTTCTTTGCGATTGCTTTGGGTTGCGCTACGAATTGTTTCCCACTGGCTTTACCAGCACGCTTGGCCTTTGTGGTTGCGGCGTACTCAGCAGGGCTGAGACTTTTGATCGCAGCTTCAGGCAAGTACCGCTCCCCCGTCTTACTCGACGGTTTACCAGACTTGGTGCGCCATTTCTGGGCTGTCCAATCTTTCAAGGACTGCTGCGGAGCTTTAATCACGATAGCCTCCGCCCGATGCTTTATACCGTTTGGCTAGTACCTGACTTTTACGGGCCGACCACTGACCAGCACCTGTACCCTGCACAGCAGCCGCTTTGACGCTGTTGAAAATCCGTTTACGTAAATCAGGCTTGGTGTAGTTGCCAGCTTCATTGACCTTTGATTTGGTTTCTCCACCTTCAGCGTATCCTTTTGCCCCTTTGCCCCTTACTTGCTTTGCCGCCTGATCTACAGATTTTCCTTGGTTTACAAGGTTAACAATTTTGTTAAGTAGGTTTTTATCCGAATCATCTAGGCCGTACTTTTGAGCGGCAAGCACAAACTCATTACCATCAATCTTTGCGGCTGGCTTTACTTCCCCGCCTTCAGCATACTGAGTGAAATCAGTATCATCCCGGCGTGCCGTTTTCTTGGCCTTTGGCATCTTGGAGGGGTTGATGTCCCCCATGCCACGTGAGGCTCTCATTTAGCACATCTTTCCACGGGTTTTACCCCGTTGAGCTATGCCATCACCACGGCGGGATGCTGAGACTGAACCGCCAGATGCGTAGCCTCTGATAGCCCCGCCTCCGGCTTTTTGACCACTCTCTTCCATAAATTTTGACCGTTCTTTATCTTTCGCCTCTTTAGCAAGCCTTGAACGCCGCTCTGCTGGGGTTTCAAAGTTTTTAAAGTAGTTTCCAACACTTGAAACTGCATCACCGGCTTTTCCAGCAACGCTGGCTATATTCCGTCCTGCTTCTGCGGCTGTTGGAACCCGGCTGCTACTAGCTGAACCGGACGAATTTCCCGTTGCCCGTGCTACAGCAGCCTGAGCGCGTTGTTGAGCTTGTGAAAGCTGTTTTTGCGCTGCCGGTTTTGCTGCTGCCGGTCTAGAACCTCTTGAATTACCAGCTTCTGCTTGGCGTGAACCTGCCGGTGCCGGTGCTCTAGAACCTCTTGAATTGCCAGCTTCTGCTGCTGCCGCCGGTGCTGCTTCTGGTGCTCTAGAACCTCTTGAATTGCCAGCTTCCGCCGCTGCCGCAGGTGGTTTTGCTGCTGCCGCAGGTGGTTTTGCTGCTGCCGTTCCTGATCCTGTTGTTGCCCCCGGACCACGCTTTGCGGCTCTAACGCCTTCGTCACGGTTACTGGGAAATGCATTAGCATATTCAGCACCTCTAGCATCACCTGTTGTTACTTGCCCTCCCCCTGCTGGTTTAGTTTTTGGCATGTCTTCAGTAACCCTAGTAACGCCCGGAGATACTGTTGATCTTGGTGATGCAAGCCGTTTTTTCTCCAAATCAGCGTAGCTATTATCAGACTTGCTCGCGGGCGCTGGTGACGCAAACCGTTTTTTCTCCAAAGCATCGTAGCTACCATCATCAGACCTACTTGCTGCTGCTGGTTTGGTTTCCGCCGGTGCCGTTGGTTTGGTTTCCGCCGGTGCTGCTGTTTCTCTTAGCGTTGCTGCTTTTAGTCGGTCATTCTCGGCTTCTATTTTTCGACCATAGCCAGCGCCGTACTTGTTGTACGCCTCTGAGCCCTTCTCGTCAATGTTCCCTTGAAACAGACGACCAAGCCCCAGAAAGCCACTGGATTTCTTTTCGGCATTGGAAGCTGCTAGACCAGCAGTTTTGGCTTTATCTTCTTCAGCATCTGAAGTGTCTACAACCATATCGCCTGCGCGGAATTTACGTATTTTCATAGTGTTCTCCTATTAGCAGGCCATGCCGCCGCGTTTCATTTTGATCTGTGTAGCCTTGGTCTTGCCCTTGGAAGCAATGCCGTCAGCCGCCCGGACGTACCCGCCGTCTTTGAGACCCGCGTGCGCTTTGGATGCAGGTTTAGCGGCGTGTTTCGCCAGTGCAGTGCCGCCCATGTTCATTGCGGGATTCATTTTCGTAGCCATAGTATCACCACCTTTGTTGAAAAGTTCGTTGCGACCTTGATTGGTCTTGGGGTTGTTTACCTT